TGGACGCAGACCGACAAGCTCACGGGTGAGGGGCCTCTTCCCGACGAGGACTGGCGGGAGAACTTCGACCTATACCAGCGGGCCGTTCTCGGGCTGCTCAAGGAGCAACGGGAGCGGCAGAAGCTGGCGGATGCCGTCGCGAAGAGGGGCGGCGCCGCCGTGCTCTCGAGCGGAGAGTACGAGGCCGAGCTGTTGTCACTGGCGCGTGAGACCATCCGTGCCATGCCGGATGAGGAACTGCAGGCGCTGATCGCCGAGAGGAGCAAGCCGTGAGCAAGTACTCGATCACAATGGAGACCTGGTGTGGGGCCTCGGTCGGATGGACGGTCCAATGGCTGCGCGACGACATCGACCAGCAGAGCATCGACTTCTGGCGGTCAGTATGGCGATGATCAACTACCGCCCGCTGGTATCCGAGCTCGCGATCGACCGCCGTCTCGACGTCTACGACCTGCTCGAGCTGTTCGACGAGAGAGCCGCCCTCCGCGAGTACGAAGGGGAGCAGCGCCGGGATGTGGCCGAGCGCGGCGCGTACAACGACGTCGTAGCGCACGTGAAGCGCAGATGAGTCAGCAAGCTGGTTCTCGATGCCTCCAGACCTGGGTGTTCCGGTCGAGGACGCGCGGCCCGGGACGTCACATATTCCGCTTCGAGTGCACGTGCGAGATGGCGACCCAGCCGGACCGTGAGCGTCACATGCGCGTGGCCGAGCGCTTGGTGAGCGGCGCCGACTTCCGGGTGCACATATGACCCCCGGTGGCTGGATTCGGCGCGAGCACGAGCGCCTGCGGGCTGACCCGACTCACGTCGCGACCGTGTTCAACGCGCACCGTGCCGACTGCGTGATGCTGGCCCGGATGGCGCGCGAGCACTGCACGCTGCGCATCCCGCTCCCGGACGTGCTGGGCTACGCGGCTGCATGGCGCGGCCAGTACGACGGCCTGGCCACGCGCCAGGTGCTCTACGAGCTCAACCGGTGACAGCTCTGCAGCTGGATCCGGACACGCGCATTGCCATCCGCCCGGCGACGGAGGACGATCAGGGCTTCGTCGCCTCGACCTTCCGCGCCCAGCTGAGGCACAACGGCGACCGCATCGTGAACCGGGTATTGGACCACCCGACCACGCGCGTGCTGTTGGCCGTAGAACCCGAGACGCCGCGCACCATCCTCGGGTGGCTGTGCTACGCGCTCTTGCCTGGAGTTCGGGTGCTGCACTTCGCTTACACGCGCAAGCCGATGCGGCGCCGCGGCATCCAGTCGGCCCTCGTGCGCACCGCGTGGCCTTCGGGTAGGCCAAGCTACGTGTACACGCTCGACGGCGAGTGCACGCGTCAGCTGTGCCGAGACCACATAGCGATGAAGCTGCCGCTTGACGAAGCGCTGAAGTAGGCGCACTGTATTGACATGCAAGGAGCGCCATGAAGCACGTCCCACTACACGACCGCATCACAGCGGAGCCAATCGAAGAGCAGCGCGTCAGCCGCGGCGGGATTGCCATCCCGGACAGCGCAATGTCGAACAAGCACGTGGCGTTCGCTCGCGTGCTTGCAGTCGGCCCTGGCAGGGTCAACGCGGAAGGCCTGGTCGTTCCGCTGCAGGTCCGTCCGGGGGACGTCGTGTGTTACCCGCGCAAGGCGCCCGCGCTCATCCCGACATGGGACGATGCAGGCGTCGAGAAGACGGTCCTCATGATGCGGGAGAACGAGGTGGTCTCCATCGTGGTGGAAATGCCGGTGTTCTCTACGCTCTCCGGGCCAGATGGGCGCCTGCTCAGCATCATGCCAAACTCGCGCGCAATCCCCGATTCTGCCTACCAGAACCAGGAGGAGATGACCATCGCCGTCAAGGAGGGATGGGCCGAGCCGGACGAGATAGACCCGCTTCCGGAGATGCCGTCATGAGCCCGCTGTTAACGGCTCTGTTGATCGGCGGGTTCGGAGTGCTTTGCGGCTTCCTCGCTGGACATGGCATGGGCCACTCTGCGGGACGACGACGCGAGCGATGCAGCAACCTCGACACCACGAAGCTGCACATGCTGGCAACCCACGGCTCGAGCGTGCTGTCACCTCCGGTCAGCGGACCCCTCAACCACAGGCCCGCTCCGGACTCCCTCGAAGCGGCGCTGACGAAGCACATCAGGGAGGCGCTGACGAAGCACATCAGGGATGTGCGGCGATGATGCCGCAGATCTGCGGATGGTGCGGACACGAGTCGCTGACGACCATCGTCTCCGCCACGCCCACCTGTTCGACGTGCGGTGCCAGCAAGTACGCCCGCATCGTCGCCTACCTACGTCTACTCGCCCGCATTGGCGGGGTGAAGGGGCCACATGGCCATCCGGCGCATCGACTTCCGTAACCCGGTCCCCGAGCCCATCGGATCAGGGTACAGCAACGACAAGCACGGGCGCGACTTCGAAGTCGTCGAGAAGGGGCAGTGGGTCATCATATCGGCGCGCGCCGGCGACAAGGACAAGGGGGTGAAGCGCTACCGAATACCGGTCACCAACGTGGTAGCGATCACCGAGGATGACGCTGCCGAGGTGCTCAAGTGAGCACCGGTGGAGGATTCATCGACCGGGAAGTGAGGGGCATCCTGGCGAATCTGGATAGCGTCATCGACCGGTGCCCTGACGACTTCAGATTGCACATGAGAGAGCGCTGGGGGGACCGATTCCTGCTGCTCGATGGCGATGAGCTCGCTTGCTATCGCGGCTTCCGGGCAGCGTGCAAGCTGGCACAAGAGACCGCCGCGGCTCACGCGGCGGCTCGCGACCAGCTACGCACCTCCATCGAGGAGCTCGGCCGTCTCATCGCCCCATCGCCCAAGGCCGGGTAGCCTGGTAGGGTGATCACTCGCTCGCGTGCCGCTCAGCTACTTGCAGCGCGCCGCGAGCGCCTTGCAGCTGGTCGTGCGGCCGATGCGTTGTGCGACGAGTGGTACCCGACCCAGCGCGCGGCCTGGGACGATCCCGCGCAGCTCGTATGCTGGCAGGGCGGCAGGCGCATCGGCAAGACCCGCGCGGGCGTGCGCGCGATGATCCGCGACCTCCTGCGCATCCCTGGCGGCCGACAGCTCTACATCAACTCGACCTCGGCGGAGGCGGAGCGAATCGCATGGTGGGGGAACCGGGCCGACGGGTTCGAGCCTCTCATCAACCAGCTTGGCCTCGCCGAGAAGGGCCGCGTCAAGCTGGACCGCGGCGACTTGACCATCAGCTGCCCGGAGCTCGATAGCTGGATTTACCTGCGCGGCGCCGACGACGAGCCCAAGCTGCGGCGCGCGCTCGGCGGCGCCTACCACCGCGTGTGGTGGGACGAGGCGCAGAAGATCCCGAGCAAGCTGGCTCCGAGCATCCAGGAGGTGTTCATGCCGGCCCTGCTTGATTTCAAGGGCAGGTTCACCATGACCGGCACCGCGGTCAGGCAGATGGCCGGGCTGTTCTACGGGGCAAGTCGTCCGGATCTCGAGCGCCGCGCGCCCGGCTGGTCGGTGCACCACAGCAACCTCCTCGAGAACCCCTACTGGGGGCGAACCAAGGGGCGCTACGTCGTGTGGGGAGCGCGAGACGAGATGGTGAGCGGTCCGCACGCTCCCAGCGAGATGCCGGCGGCGGTGGCCGGCGCGCGGTGGCGGATGGGGATGGAAGCACTGCAGACGCTCCTGGGCGGTCCGCTGGTCGCCCCGATGGACTCGCCGATGATGCAGCGCGAGGGATTCGGCCAGTGGGTGCGCGAGGATGCAGCGTTCGTCTACCACGTGCACAAAGTACCCACCGAATCGCTGTTCTATGCGCCGCCGCGGTACCGCGAGGACGGGTTCCCCGACATTCTGCGCGCGCTCGGCGACCTACCATGGGACTGGCGCGAGGGGGTGTTCGCGCTCGGCGCTGACCTGGGCTACTACCCCGATCCGTTCGCCTTCGTGCTGTGGGGCTGGCACACCCACGACAAGCGGCTCTACGAGGTGGCGAGCTGGAAGAAGACGCACCTCGACGCGAACCAACAGGCCGCGGTGCTCCACGCGGTGCGCGCGGTCGTCGCGCTGGCCATCACCGTGGTGGATGCCGGCGGCCCGGCCAAGAGCACGGGGGTCGGCTGGTCGAAGGAGTGGGTCGAGAGGTACCAACTCCCCATCGTCGAGGCCGAGAAGCAGCACAAGCACACGGCCATCGAGGTCCTGAACGGCGACATCGTCACCGGCGGCATCGCGCTGCGCGACGGCGGCGTGCTCTACGAAGAGATGGCCCAGCTCCAATGGCTGACCAAAATCGTCGACGCATGCGGCAAGATGCTCGAGGACCCCACGATGCAGAACCACGCCTGCGACGGCGCGCTCTACGGGCACCGGCACAGCTACCAGTACCGGTGGCGACCCGAGCTCAAGCCGGCGGAGCCCGGGTCGCTCACCGCGCACCTGCGAGAGGAGCAGGCGCTCGAGGATCAGACGTTCGACCCCGACGAGGACTACAGCTAGTGGTACCGTAGCCCATGGCTGACATCGATGACGCAAAGGACCTCGTGCTGTGGGCGCGCAAGCAAGGGGTAGTGCTTGCTCGACTGCGGGTAGGTGCGGTGGAGCTCGAGATCACCGCCATGATTCCAGCGTCAGATCCGCTTCCTTCTGAGGCCGAGGCGAAGCAAGGCCTTTACCAGCAGTTCGGCGGCGAGCTCCTGGCGGCAGTGGAGCAGGAGACGAAGGCCGAGGACGTGTACGACGAAGAGGACTGAATCCGCTTGACTTCTGTGACCCAGGGTTGAATCCTCTACCCGAGTGGCCAGACATACCCAGGGTAAGCGCAATGCCAAGGCGACCCCGGCGATTCGGGCTCGGCGCCCCTCCGAGGAATCAGGCGAGCGCGAGGTGGCAACCAGGTTCTGGATGCTGCCAGAGGGCCAGGACGCCGAGCAGGCGACCATCGCCAACTCGGTCTGGACGTGGATCGACCGGCTCCGCCAGCGTCGACGCATCTCGGGCCTACGCGACATGCTGCACGAGGCCATCTACAAGGGCCGGCCGCTCGGCGCGCTGGGCAACGACGAACAGGCGTGGCTACGCCAGAGCTCGAAGTCGCCGGCGAACCTGAACATCGCTCGGTCCATGGTGGACACGGCAACCGCGCGGCTCACCAAGAGCCGCACCATGCCGGTTATCAGCGCGGATGATGCAGCGTGGAGCGAGAAGCTGTTCGCCAAGCGCGTCAGCCGGGTCATCCGACGGAAGATGGGAGCCGCGAAGATCGAGCGGCTCAAGCCGGACGTGATCAGGGCGATGCTCATCCGCGGCACCGCGGTCTGGAAGGTCGTTCGTAATGGCGGAGACACCGACGTCGATCACGTGCCGCGCTACGAGATCGTGCACGACCCGCGCGAGGCCCGATACGGGATGCCGCGCTGCCTGGCGCACGTCAAGCCCATCCCCAAGAGCGTGCTCTGCGAACAATTCGAACAATTCGAGGAGCAAATCGAGAGCGCTTCCACCTACGAGGCAAGCGACGCGTGGATGGCCTACGCCTACGACGGTCCGGGCTACAACGACCACGTCGAGGTCGCCGACATCTGGCATCTACCCAGCGGTCCGGACGCGGACGACGGATGTCACGTCATCGCGATCCGCGGCCTGGTGCTTCTCCGCGAGGAGTGGAGGCGCCCCCGGTTCCCGCTCGTGTTCTGCCACTGGTCGGCTCCTATCGACGAGATGTGGGGCCAGGGCCTGGTCGAGGACCTCTGCGGCATCCAGGCGCTCGTCAACCGCGTAGCCCAGGATTCGCAAGAAGGCCACTACTGGTCGTCCGCACTCAAGCTGTTCACCGCGCGCACGTCGAACATCAACAAGCACCATCTGAAGGCGCGGCATCCGGTCACCGTCGAGTACGACGGAGCCATGCCTCAGTTCCTCCAGCCCAACCCGCAGGTCGCTCAGGCGTTACAGCTACTCGACTGGTACATCAACCGCGCGTACGAGATCAGCGGAATCGGGCAGATGGCGGCAGCGAGCAAAAACGTGCTCGGCAGCAACGCCAGCGGCAAGGCGATCGACTCGATGGACGACATCCAGAGCGACCGGTTCGCTCACGTCGAGGCTGGATGGAAGGCAGCCATCTGCGATCTCGCCCAGGCGCAGATCGACGAGGCGCGCGCCATGTACAACGAGGCCCACTCCGGAACCGGAGACCTCGCCCCCAAGGAGCTCGCCACCTGGATCCGCGAGACCGACTGGGGGAAGGTCGACATCGACGGCGGCGACTACCACCTGTACATGGAGCCTGAGAATTTCATCCCGGGAACGCGCGGAGGCCGGCTCGAGTACATCGAGTCCCTCAGCAAGAACGGGCTCATCCCTGACCCGTCCGTCGTCGCCGACGGGTTCGACGAGCCAGATCTGCAGCGGATGAACCGGTCCGTGCTCGGACCGCTCCACAACCTGCAGCGGATCATGGAGGGCCTCGCCGACTCGCGCATCCCGCTCTACGACCTGCAGCCTGACGAGCACATGAATCTCTCCCTCGGCCTCCTACTCGCGAAGGGAGAATACAACGAGGCGATGGCGTGCGGTGCCGATGATTCGGAGCTTCAGCGCTACCGCGATTGGATGGAGCTGCTCAAGCGCGAGATGGACATGGCGGCGTCCGGCGCGAGTTCGCCAAGCTTGCCCGGCGCGCAAAGCGTGCAGACCACGACGCAGCCGAACGCGATGACCTTGCAGCCCGGCCTCGGCGCCGGCGGCCCACCGGCACCAGGCATCCCGCCGGGCGGACCGCCCGGGCCGATGCCGCAAGGTCCAATGCCGATGCCTCCAGGGATGCCAGGAGCAATGGCATGAGTAGAGAAAATGGCGTGGTTGACTACGATGAGTGGAGCGATGACGAGACTTGCATCGTTCTCCCGCCCCAACGTGAGCATGGCGTGTATGCCGACCCGGTGATCGAGGACGACATCCCGGGGGCCATGGAGGCAAGACCTTGGCCTCGCCGTCAGGGTCAGCCGACTGGCCCGAACACGCGTCTCGTAGCAAATTTTGATGACCCCGAGCCGGTGATCGTCCATCTCAATGTACTTCCGCGTGGCGGAAGCTCCACGTTCCATGGCGTGAGAGGCCCGTTGTGAGCGACGACAACGACGACTTGGTGGCCACGATCGACGTGGCCGACGACCTGCCCGAAGGCCAGACCTCGGGCGATGACTCAGACCCGAGCGATGCCATCGAAGGCGGCTCCGAGAGCTTCTCGGACGCGCAGGGATCGCGCCGCAGCGGGCGTTCGGTCAGCGACAAGACGCGCCAGCTGTTCGCCAAGGCCGCCGCTGCGCTGAAACCCCAGCTCGGCGACTACGGCGATGGTGACATGGAGCCTGCGCTCGAGGTAGAATCGGACCCGTCGGGGCCCGCAGCGGCATCCGCCGCAGGTCAGCCGGCGGCCCCCTCGCACGCACCCGCGGCGCCGACCGCCCCCGCTGCAGCCCCGGCACCTTCCCTGGACCCTGGCGTGGTCGAGGAGCGCCGCAAGTTAGCCGCGGTCCGCGATGAGCTCGACAAGCGCGCCGCCCAGGTCGAGGAGCAGGCGCGCACCGGCGACATCGCTGCGCTCGGCGACAGGTACTTCACCGACCCCAATGCGGCGGTCGTGGAGCTCCTGAAGAAATGGACCGGGGCCGCGACCGACGACGACGTGAAGGCTGAGGTGGGAGATCTCATCACCAGCCTCTCGCAGATGCTCGGAGTGCCGCTCACGGATGCAACTCGGCAGGCCCTCGAGGGCAAGCGCGTCCTGAAGCAGGCCAAGCGCGAGCTCGCGAAGGTCGGCACCCGCGAACAGCAGATGAACGCTCGAGCGCAAGAGCAGGAGACCCAACGCCAGCGCCAGATGGCAGAGCGGGCGATCGGCCAGGCTCTCGCCACCCCAGAGCACACGTCGGCGTTCCCATGGCTCGCCGCGGAAGAGGACGGCGCCTCGCTCATCGTCGACGTCTACACCCACGTCCTCAAGACCGAGGGCAAGCAAATCCACTGGGTCGAGGCAGCGCGACGGGCCAACGACCACCTGCAGAAGCAAAGCACCGCTTGGCACGACAAGCGGAAGCACCTGTTCACCGCGGCCCCGGCTCAGCCGGCAGCACCTGCGACGAACGCGACGCGAGCACCAGGAGCTGCCCAGGCCATTCGCAGCACGCGCGCCGTCACGAACGCCCAGGCGTCAGCCACGACGACTCCGCCTCCGAGCAATTCCGCTCTGGTTGACGGCAAGTTCTCGATGGAGGCCCACCGAGCTGCGAGCCGGCGCAAGATGCGCGCCGCGTTCGCAACGAGGCCAGCCGACGAGTAATCGGCGCGTGTGACCAGGTCGGCATCCTCGTGATGGAGACCTCAGAATGGCACTCGACCTCACGTCTTTCGACCCAATGCTCAAGGAGCACTACGCTCCTGGAGTCGTGGCCAACCTCGCCTACCAGAAGAACAAGGCGCTGGGTATGGTCAACAAGTCCAACCGGAAGCCCGGTGGCGGTCGCGAATGGGTGCAGCCCATCCAGACCACGCTGCCCGGCGGCGGCGCCTCGGTGTTCGCGACGGCGCTCAACGCGCTGACCGGCACCAACGCATCGCAATACGCCGCATTTCAGGTCAAACGCGCGCGCCACTACCGCATCGGCCGCGTCGACAACGAGACCATCGAAGCGACGGCGGACGGCGACATGGACGCGTTCGAACCGGCCTTCGACGAGTTCGACAAGTTGATGCAGGCCGAAGGAAACTACCTGAATTTCAGGTTTTTCCGCTCGCGCTCGGGCCACATCGGCCGCATGACCAACACGTCGTTCGCGACCACGGTCATGACGCTCGACGATGCGGCTGGCACGTGGGGTCTGGTCAAGAACGACACGGTGATTTTGAGCGCCGGTGCCGGTGATACCATCCAGACCATCAAGACCGGGACGCTCGTCGTCGCCTCGGTTCAGCGCAGCGCCGGAACCATCACGTTCACGGCAAACATCTCGACGGGCATCGCCACCGCGGCGACGAACGACTTCGTATTTTTGAACGGCGATGCCATCACCAACGCGGCGGCCACCAACGGCCTCGCTCCGGCCGGCCTCATCGATTGGTTCCCCGACACCGCACCGACCAGCACGCTGTTTTACAACGTCGACAGGTCGCCCGAGCCCGAGCTCCTGGGCGGCATCCGAGTCGACGGGACCGACTCCCGGCCCATCCACGAGCTCCTCGTCGACATGGTGCAGGAGGTGGACAACATCGGCGGCGAGCCTGACGTCGTGTTCGCGAACCCGCGCGCGCTCGGCTCGCTCACGAAGCAGCTCGAGGGCAAGTGGGTCGTCGACCAGGCGGCCGGCTACGGCGGCAAGAAGATGGCCGACATCGGCTACCGCGGCTGGCAAGTCACGATGGAGGGCCACGAGCTCACCATCTACTCGGACCGGTGCTGCCAGACCAAGCGCGTGTGGATGCTGTCGATGGACACCATCACCATGTTCTCGGCCGGCGCCGCGCCGAACTTCCTGCAGAAGAGGGCCGGCTCGATCATCAAGGTCGCCGAGCTCGCGGATGCCTACGAGTCGAGGGTCGGCGAGTACATGAATTTCAGCTGCAAGGCGCCCGGCTGGAACGTCAACGGACAGCTGGCGTAAGGGGCCACCATGCTCAACCGAGGAGGATGGGATTCGAAGGACTACCCGATGGGGGTCCAATACTACCGGCTGGCGGTTGTCGGCACGGGCGCCTCTGCGCCGGTGGCTCCGACCAACGGGATCATCCCCCCGCTATGGCCGGTCAAGGCCAGCGTCATGAGCACGTTGGCGGCGGAGATCCCGACGCGTTCTGGCGTCGGGGTCTACACCGTTACCGTGGCGGCGCAATGGCGGATGTTCGCCTGGCTATCGGTCGAGACCGAAGTCATGGGCACGGGCGGCCTGTGGGCGCAGGTGTCAGCGCATTCCCCGACCACCGGGGTCATCACGCTGCGAACTTTCGCCGCGGCCGGTGCCGCGACCGACCTGACATCGGCTGACCTGGCAGTCCTGACCATATCCGGTCTCGACACGAGCGTCTACCGGTAGCTATGACGTACACCCGAAGCTTCGCTCAGTTGTCGCTGGCCGTTCAGCAGCTCGGCCAGTGGGAGACCTCGGACGACATCACGCCGGCCGTGCTCCTCCAGGGGATCAACTACGCGTTGCTCGAGGGGTACGACATGATGGTTCAGCGCTGGGCCGACTACTACACGCTCGACGCGACGTTCTCGATCGTCGCCGGCACGGACGTCTACTCGCTGGCGACGATCGCCCCCAGTTTCTACAAGCTGCGCCACCTCGACGTGAGCAGCGATGGGACGCGGTACTTCCGCGCGCACCCATACGACATCGACACGCAACACCAGTTCACCTCGACCGGGAACTCTATGCACCGGGTGCGGTACCGGCTGCAAGGTCCCAACCTCATCCTGGCGCCCAACCATGTCGGCGGCACCGGGAAGGCCTGGTACACCCCGCTGCCCGTGCAGTTCAGCGACGTCAATGACGTCTCGCTGGTTACCTTCGACGTGCCAGCGGAGGAGCGGCTTGTGGTTCATCTTGCGCAGCGCGACATGCTCATCCGTTCCGACCTGTCGACCTCGTCGGTGGACCCGATGATTGAGAGGCTCGGGCAGATGCTCAGGACCGCGGCCGACGCGCGCGACGCGGGCGAGGCGTTCTCGCTCATCGACAACCCGCGCCGTGACGGAGATACGGACCTCGGTCTGGGATGGGATGGGTGGTGGTGATGCCGACCCAGCGCCCCGAGCGCCCGGCGACGCGCCCCCGGCAGATCGCCACCACGAGCGGAGAAGTCACGGCAATCACCATGCGCCAGGTCGTCCAGTCCGCGCAGCGCGCGGCCGACCAGCTGAAGGACCGCGCCGTCATTACGAGCAACCTAGCGGTCGGCGACACCGTAATCACGCACGGGCTCGGCCGCACGCCGACCGGCGTTACCATCACCCCGTCGGTCGCCAGCGCAAGTTGGGCCTGGGCGATGAAGTCGTCAACCCCAACCCAGGTAACCATCACCTGCATCGGCGTGGCGCAACCTGGCGCCGTTTTGGAGGTATTCTGATGAGCCAGCCACCTACCGCGAACATGGGGCTCGTGCTGCCTACCGACCACGGCAGCGTTGACACCTGGGATACCATCTTCGACACGAGCTATCAGCTCATCGACGCGCACGACCACACCACGGGCAAGGGGGTGAAGGTCCCGGTGGCCGCGCTCAACGTCACTTCCGACGTCTCGTGGTCCAGCGGCGGAACTTCGCACGCCATCACCGACTTGGTGGCGATCGACTTCGCCGCAGTGGCGTCATCCGCGGTCACCGCACTCGCCGGCGCGCTCTGGCTCAATTCGGCTGACAGCAACCTGTACTGGCGCACCCCGGGCGGCAGCAACGTCCAGCTCACGGATGGCGCGGCGCTCAACGTGTCCGCGTTCACCGGAGGGATCGGTGGCGATTACGCGGGGGTCGGAGCACTCGTGATATTCGACGACGCCACCGACAGCTACTGGTTTCAGCAGCAGATTGGCGCGGGGGTGCGCCAGTACGCGCGCATGCGGAACGCCGATGTCGACCTCTACGAGTACAAGGCGAATCCAGCTGCTGGTGTCCCGACCAATCGCGTCCGACTCGCGAGCCCGACTTCGTTGGCCGCGAGCTATCAGGTGACCTTCCCGGCCAGTGTGCCAGGCGCCACCGTGGCGTTGCAGATGGGGAGCACGGGCGTGCTCACGGCGAGCAACGCATTTACCGGTGGGGTGACAATTTCTGGCGGGGCAGCGCTGGACTCGACGAGCTCATTTACGCATGGCCAGGTATGGCCGATGCAGATCCAGGCATCTGCGTTCGCCGCGAGCGCCAACCCAGGATCCGTCGGCACGTATCAGCAGATGACCAGCAACGCCGGGTTTGGCCACGTGGCCAGATCTATTGCGAACTCGGCATCGATCCACGCAAGTCTCACCGGTTTGCGGAGCGGAGACCGTATTGTGCAGGTCAACGTCAACGTGTGCACCGGATCTGGAATCACGACGATTCCGCAAGTCAGCATAACCATCGTCCGGGACAAGACCGGGACGGGCACGCTGAGCGTGATATCCGCTACCATCGCCTCCCCGGGCTCCAACGAAGCCATCGTTACCGCGTCGGGCGCATATACCGTCGCGACAAATGACAACCTGTACCTGGAGGTCCTGGCGTCGGCGACTGCCATCAACCTATTCGTAATCGGGGCGACCGTGTTCGTCGATCACCCATGATGGCGATCGACCCCAAAAATCTAGAGCCCGCACATCCCGAGGCTGCGCTGCAGGTTCCCGTGGATCGCCGCGGCCTGCACCCCGATCACTCCAGCCGGGACGATCGATTTGTGTCGATCGGGGGTGACGAGCCACACCAGAGAATTGATGGCGATCGCCCCAACGAAGTACCCGGCCACCGTGGCCTGATCCGGGTGCGACCCCATCACCGGGTTCTGCTCGAACTGGCCTTTCCACCCCTCTCGTGCTGCGCGCATCGTCTGCCCGGCATCGCATGCGAGCGCGAGCGTGCTCGCAACCAACGCCGCACGGTTGACGTGGATGTTGGCGCATCCGGCCGCCAGGGCGACGAGAACGATGAGTTTGGCCATGCGGCATGTATGCGCCCGCGTATTGACTCGGTCAATGGAGCATTTTGATGCCCCTCGATGGCAAGGCCCCGCTACCCATACAATTCCAGGGTGGCATCGATACGCGGACGGACGCGAAGCAGGTCCCAGTCACCCAACTTCTCGACCTGCAGAACTGCGTGTTTACCAAGCAGACCACGCTCAGCAAGCGGACCGGATATCGCGCCCTCAGCACGCAGGTCCAGAGCGGCGGTGGCGACATCACGAACGCGCGCGGGCTCGCGGAACGCGATGGTGAGGTGCTACTTTTCACCGACAAGCGCTGTTATAGCTATCGGCCGAGCTTCGATCGCTGGGCCGATTCCGGAGAGGTAGCGGCAACCACGGCGACCACCGCGCCGATCGCCAGGACGGGGTCCTACCAGAGCCAGCCGGACATGGCGACGCGTCATGGCGTGAGCGTGGTCGCCTGGGACGACTCGCGCGGCGGTATCCGGTGCTCCGTGCTCGAGACGTCCACCGGTCGCGTGCTGCAGAGCCAGGCCATCCTCGATGGATCGACGTCGGCGCGCAACACGTCCTGCGTGGCCGTGGGAGATGTTCTCCATGTGCTGTGGACTCGAGAGGACCTTGGGCAAATCTTCGTTGCGGTGATCAACCCGTCGACTCCGGCATCGACTCCGGTTGTCCGCGTGCTGACCAGCGACCTGGATGGGACCAACCCTAAGTATGACGTCGAGCCAGCGCCCAATGCGCCATTCGGCGTATTCGATGTGCGACCAGCGGTTATCGCCTGGGCGCGAGCCGGCGGCGGATTCCGGGTCGGCTACATTGCTCCGTTCGGGGCCCTCGGTCCTGCGACCGGGCTTCCATCGGTTGCGACCTTTGCCGATACCATCACCGGTCCGATCGCCGTAACGTATGATGGCAGTGGGCTGTCGATCGCGGTGGTGTGGGTCAATGGGCTCGTGGCTTCAGCCCGGTTCCTGACGCCGGCCTCGTTGGTCGTCAGTTCGCGTCTCGTGGCCGCGCTCGGAGCAAATGCAGGAGCGGCGACCTACCTGCGCATCACCGCGTGCTTCGGGGCGAACGGCTCCGATGGTCTCCCCTTGCTCTACTGGGCGGCCGAGCGGACCGCGACCCGAACCGACCTGGCCGACATCGACAGCGGGGTCGCGCTTCAGAGTCTGACGACGTCGGACGTCAGCTTCACGCGACTCAAGGGACACGGTCTGGTCTCGCGAGCCTGGCACGACGGCTCGACGCTGGCCCCCTCGACGGCGCAGAACGGTGATGTCTACGTGCTCGTCGCGCACACCTCGCGGTTCTTTCCCTACCTAGCCGCGCTGCGGCTCTCTGACGACAGCGGCATCGCGACGCCAGGCAACAGCATCATGGCGCGGCTCCTCCCCGGCACGTGCTCCGGGTCGATCCTGCGCGCTACGGGGTCCGGCACGAGGGCGTTGACGGCGCACCTTCCTTCGGTCATGGCCGTTGACGTCGCCGAGACGGACCTGTTCTCTCGCACACATGCGGTCCCGGTCGGGTATCGCCTGCAGCTGAGCTCGCAACTCGGGGATCAATTTTCCGAGCAAGGAATCAAGCTCGCTACCATCAATTTCGACGTGGCGTACCATACCATCCAGTTCGGGCGGGGGCTCTACCTCGCCAGCTCGGCTCCGATGCATTATGACGGCGCCGACTGGCATGAGGCTGACTTCCATTGCGCACCTGACTACGGATTCGACGCGACCGGGGCATCGGTCGCGCTTACTGGTATCATCACGAGCGGAGGCGCTGGCGCGATTCCGAACGGGACCTACGCCTACGCCTACTGGTACGAGGCGGTCGATGCGCAGGGAGAACTGCACCGCGGCCCCGTGAGCGTCAAGGTGCTGGTTACCGCGAGCGGCGGACCTTCGCAGCTCTCGCATGCAATCCCGACCTGCAGGCTCACCAGGTTCGGTAACGTGCGCATCTGCGTCGCGCGGACCGCGCAAGGGGCAACCGGGTCAGACACCACGCTCCCGCTGTACAGGGTGACCAGCAACGACGTCACGGTGACCACCGGCGCGAATCGCTACGTCAACAATGACCCCACCGTCGACACGGTGACGTTCCTCGACAACCTGACCGATGCGCAGCTTGTCGCGCGCGAGCCGCTCTACACGAACGGCGGAATTTTGAGCAACGCACCCTCGTCGTGGGGCGGCGGCATGCTGGCGGTGAGTAAGGGACGTCTGTTCTGGGATGACTCAAGCGACCCGCTGGTCGTCAATTACTCGCAGCAACGGGCCGATGACACCGCGATCGAAGCCCCCATCGACCTCTCGTTGCAGGTCGACCCGCTTGGTGGCGGGGTCACCGCGCTGGCCGCGCTCGATGACACCGTGCTGGTGTTCAAGCGGACGTCGATTTACGTGTTCGGGGGGCCTGGACCCCTGGCCGACCCGACGGCGTCGCCAGAGGTCAACGCGTTCACCCCGGCCGAGCTCGTCACGAGCGACGTCGGTTGCACTTCGCCGACCAGCATCTGCGCGACCCCCGTGGGAATAACCTTCCAAAGCGCCAAGGGGATCATGATGCTCACGCGCGATCGGCAGATCGCCAACATCGGCAACCCGGCCGAAGCCTACGACGGCCAGGTCGTATCGCGGGCAACTTTGATGCCGACGAACCAGCGAATCCTGTACCTTACAGCCGAGGGCCGCACCCTGCTGTGGGATTACAACCGGAACCAGTGGTCGACCTACACCAACCACACCGGGATCGATGCGGTGGTGGTTGGTGGGCTCTACTACTACCTGCGTACCGATTCGCGCGTGTTCGTTGAGACTCCTGGGTTGTATCGCGACGACAACAGTCGCATCCCGATCGTCATCGAGACCGCCCACATTCACTTCGCTCAGTACCTGCAGGGCTGGCAGAAGGTGCTTTACGCCTACTTCCTGGGGTCGTTCAAGAGCCCGCACCAGCTCAGCCTCCGCTACCGGATCGACTACAACGACGCATGGTCTCCGGCGCTCATCGCCAACGTGAACGCCGACTGGACCCCCTCGCTCTACGGCGCCGGGCCCTACGGCGTAGGGGCTTACGGCGGCGCCGGAGGAGGCGGGGCCAGGTACCAGCGCCGGTTCCACCTCAACCGCCGGTGTCAGGCCATCGCGTTTCGGATCGAGGACCTCGAGGCCACCGGGGATGCCGGGCCGAGCTTCGAGTTGAGCGAATTGCTCTTGATCGGCGGTGGAATCGGCGCAGACTTCAAGGTCGGCGCAGCAAGGAGCGGATAACGATGAGTTTTCTCGGATTCGATACCGGCGACGTCGAGAGGTTCTTCGACCCCGGCAACTTCGCTCATACGGCGAAGAACAATGCCCCGAATCAGTTCGGTAATAACGATCAGTTTCAGGCGCTTCTGCGCGGCGGGCAAGGTGACCCGAACGCCGCCTACTGGTCGCAAGACATCACACATAACCAGGCCCCACAGGTCCAGGGCGCTCAGCTTCAGCTCGGGGCCGACCCATTCCGGCAGGGCCAGCTCGCGCAGATGGGGCAACTTCAGGGAATCGCGAGCGGCCAACAGCAGGGGGCCGGAGAGCTCGCTGCGCAGCGGCAGATCGCCAACGCGGTAGCCGCACAGCAGGCCCAGGCGCGCATGGCGCGCGGCGGAAACGCCGCCCTATCCGCGCGCAACGCAGCCAACCAATCGGCGGCGCTTGGGCTGTCCGGGGTAGGGATGGGCCAGCAGGCCGCGATGTCCGACCAGCAGTTGGCGCAGGGCCAGTTGGCAGGCGTCGCCGGGGCCGGGCGTCAGGGTGATATCGGGGTCGCCCAGCAGAACGCCGGGCTTGCGCAGGGCGCGAACCTGGCGAATCAGCAGGCCCAGATGGGGACGAACCAGCTCAACAGCGGCAACTACCTGCAAACGATGGGGATGTTGAACACGCGCGACATCGCCAAATACAACGCCGATCTGGGCATCGGAGCCCAGCAGAACCAGGCAGATGCGGCGAAGGCCGGCGGGTTGCTCGCCGGCATCGGCGCGATCTTCAGCGACGAGAGGCTCAAGACCGACGTGGTCGACGCTGACGCAGACATCGACGAGATGCTCGACGCGCTGGCGCCCAAGAGCGGGAAGTACAAGGACGCCAAGTACGGTGAAGGTGAGTGGAACTGGGTCATGGCTCAGGACATGGAGCGCTCGCGCGCCGGCCGGCGCGTCGTCCGGGAGGGCCCCGGGGGAGCCAAAATGCTCGACAAGGACAAGACTATCAGCACGCTCCTTGCCAGCGCCGCGAGACTCAACAAGCGCGTCCGCAAGCTCGAGGGCGAGACGCGCTGATGCCTGACCCGCAGCTCCCCCCGGAGGTGCTGGCGTGGCCCGGGTTCGCCGGGTCCCCGCCGGTCGATTCGTCGCTCGCCGGAAGCGGAGCGGCGCCGCCGGCTCAGCCCCATGGCCCGCAGTCATTCCTCTCCCCCGAGGTGCTCCAGGCGCTCGGCTGGCAGGATCCGCCCCCCGCCGCCCCGTCTCCGATTGTCGCGCCTCAGCCCGGACCGGGGACGCGAGACGATTACCACGTGCCGGTCAGCGCGTTCAAGCCACAGCCCACGGCCTCCCCCCCCCCAGCACCTGCCCCGCCCACCAAGGTGCAGGACCCGCTGCAGCAGATCCAGCAGGGCAGCAATGCCCAGCAGGCCGCGGTCGGGGGACAGGCGCAGGTTGCGCGTGCGCAAGGGGGGATTGAAGCGGCGAAGTCCGGAGAGGAAGCCGCCATCCTGCAGAAGCAGGCGGACGACCAGGCGGCATGGGAAAAGGACATGGCGGCGCGGCAGGCAGAGCAGGCCGCGACTCGCGCCAAATACCAGACCGCCGTCGACCAGGCAGTCAAGACCGAGGCCGACTACAAGGTAGACCCGAACAGGTACTACCACAACATTTCGACCGGGAAGAAGATCGGCAACGCGATCGCCATCGTCCTGTCCAGCGTGGGGCAGGCAATGATGGGAAACCATGGCCCGAACGTCGCGCTCGAGATGATCCAGCAGGCCGCCAAAGAGGATACCGACGCCCAGATTCGCGAGCAGGAGCACCTCGGAAAGCAGATCGGCCTCCGCCAGGGCGCACTCAAGAATTACATGGACATGACCGGCGATGCGAACCAAGCCGCCAGCCTCATGCAGGCGCAGCATCTGACCACCGCAGCCTCCCAACTTCGCGCGACCGCAGCGAAATACGCCAGTCCTCAGGCAAAGCTCAACGCCGAGCAGACCGCACTCGGTCTCGAGGCGCAAGCCGGCGCGCTGAAGTCGAGCGTCGCCGAGAAGTTGAGCGACACCGCCATCAAGAAGCAGGAGGTCGCGAACCAGGGTTACGGTCTGTCGCTGCAGAAGCGCGGTCAGGACATCCAGGCACGCCAGTTCGACAAGACCTTCGCGTTCGATCAGAAGAAGGAGATGGACGCGCTCGCAGAGAAGTACGCGGCCCTCGACCAAAAAGACAAGGCGGCCAAGGCGAAGCAGATCGGCGACGAGGGCGTATTCAACCCGGCGACGGGCGACGGGCTCTACACCTCCAGGGGCAAGCAGATGGTCGCCCAAGCGGACCAACTCGAGGCCGCCGCGCGCACGACCGGAGACCAGGCCCAGGCGCAGCAACTTGCCCAGCAGGCGAAGGAGCTTCGCGACACCGCCAAGAGTACCGAGGTCGCCGTCATCGGCGACAAGGAAGCGCGGCGCGACGTCCAGAAGCAGCTCGCCTATGCGCAGCAGGTCGTCGACGTGGGGGCGCAGCTCAAGCAGTTCTTGAACTCCGACCCCTCAAGTTGGGACCGCGATGCTTGGGCAACGGCGAAGACTCGATATGGGGCGGTAGTCGCCGACTACATCAAGTCGCTGGGCGCCAACGCAAGTTCTCGCGAATTCGACGCCATCACAGAGCACGTGTTAAATTTTGATCCGGACAGCATCAAGAGCCGGCTTTTCAGCAAGGCCCCTGCTGCGAGTTCCCTCGATGCCCTCGATGCCATCGTGAAGGGCGGCGTCGATGCCACGCTCAAGATCCACGGCATCAAGGACGGATGGGTGCCGCGCGCGCCCAGCGAGATGCCGGAGACGTCGTTCGGCGGGCAGACCGCGACGGAAGTTGGCGCCAGTGCAGCGCCTTTGGGACTCGCGAAGACGGACCTCTACCTCTCGCATCCGATCGCCGGCCGAGAAGCGTTCATTCAGGCCCCGCAGGAGCTCGCTCGGACCGCGGCCGAACAGCGCACCAACGCGGCCGGCAAGTCGAGCAACTACGGACTGGCGCCGACCGACGATGACGCCGCCCGTGCGCTCATCACCAGAGCCAAGGGCTCAAGCGACGAGGAGCGCGCTCGCATCGTCGACACGCTCGCGCAACCCATGCTCAAGGGCAAGCCGTTCGATCCCAACGACCCGGACGCCTCGCCCTTCGGGGCGCGACCGTCGCTCGGAGCCGGAATCATCCACCTCATCCGCGACGAGGACCCCAAGCTCTACAAGGAGGTGCTGGCCAAACTCCCCCAATACCAGGCCAAGGCGATCGCGCAGTTCGATGACATCTTCGACGCGACCGGCAAGGTGAGGAAGGCGAAGTAGTGCCCGTTCTTCGTCACCCAGGAACCGGAGAAGTCATCAATGTCCCCGAGGGCGAGGTCGGCCACGCCGTCATCCAAGGCTATCAGCCGGTAAGCCTGCAGGAGGCTGCTCAGACCACCGCGGCGGCGGCGCCGAGTGACCAGAGCGGCATTGTCGGCGGCATCAACTCGCTCGCCACCGGCGCGCTGTCCGGGCTCACGCTCGGCGCATCCGACGTGGCGCTCGCCGGGCTGCTTGACCCGGGCCAGCTTGAGCGGCTCAGCTCGGCGCGCTCGCAACACGGCACCCTGGGAACCGCCGGGCAGATCGCAGGCGCGATAGCCCCGTCGCTCCTGGGAGCCGCTCCTGGCTCGTTGCTCGCGCGCTCCCCCGCCGGGATCGCGAGCCGAATCGGCAGCGGCCTTGCCGACCTGGGGGAGGGGGCCAGCACGGTAGCGCGCATCGGCGCCCACGTCGCCAGCGGCGCCGCAGAGGGAGCGCTGCAAAACGCCGGCGCCTACGTGGCGGACGTGGCACTTGGCGACCGGGACCTCTCTGCCGATGCGTTCGTCGGCGCGATGGGACAGGGGGCGCTGTGGGGCGGAGCCGGGTCGGGCGCGTTGGCGCTGTCCGGAGAGGCCCTGGCGAAGGCGCGCGGGCTGCTCGGCGGCGCCCCGCGCGATTTGCCGGCCCGCAAGTTGTTCCCCTCGCAGGAGGTCACCCCGCAGGCCGTCGAGGAGGCTCACGCAGCCGCGTCCAAGGAGCTTGGTGCGGCGCTGGATGACGGTGACACGCTCATGCAGCGCGCCCAGCAAACCATCGTCGACCAGCGCAACTTGGCGTTGGCCACTGACCCGGCGTTCGCGCAGCGCGCCGCCGAGCTCTCCGCGACCCCGACGCATGATGTAGAGCTTGAAGGCCTCCTGGGCAACCTGAAGGCGCCGCAAGTCAGCCCCGAAGGGGCCAGCCTGGGCCGCTTCGACCCGGAGCTCGAGACGCTCCTGCATGGGCTCGATGTCCCAGATGTCGGGGAAATCGGCGGGCGTATCGATAAGCGACCGCCGATCGACACCAAGGTAATCGGCGGTCCATCACCGGCCAACCCGGCTAACGCCATGAACGATGCGCTTGATGCTCGCGCGCGAGAGCTCAACAGCACGCGTGTCGGTAAGCGCAAGATCGACAACGCCAATACGCCGTCGACATCAGCCGGGCCGCTTTCGGATACCGAGGGCGAGGCCTTCAAAAAGGCGTTTGGGCACGCGATGAGCCGCCAGCAATTCGACAGCGCCATGTACTACTCGAAGGGGGGTGACGAGGTCATCAACGGAGCGCTTCGCGCCGGCAAGAACCTCGAGGGGGCCGATGCCCGTGCTTTGGCTCAGCTCGACAGCATGATGCGGATGCCTGAGGCGGGAATCCCGCGAGACACGACGCTGTACCGTGGGCTGTCCGGTAAATGGGCAAAGGAGCGATTCTCCGAGCTCAAGCCAGGTGACGTGTACGATGACCCAGCGTTCACTTCGACGTCGCATGACGCGAACTCGAAAGTTCGCAACGAGGACGTGGTGATAAACATCGCTACTCCTGCGGGTTCGGCCGGCGCTCCGATTCCGAGCAAGTTCAGCTCGGAAGTCGAGACGCTTCTCCCACGGGGGTCGCGATTCCGCGTCGACAGCAACGAAATGAAGCCGCAGCTCCCGACGGCGACTCGCTGGAGAGGCGCGAAGTCTCACGTGGTTCACGGTGACAAGTCAATTACGATCACGTTCGAGAACGGGACGTCTCATACATATCCTCCATATCGTGAGGTGCATGTCACGTTACTGCCCGGTGAGTTCACTCCCGACCTGTTAGTCAAGCGTGGGTCGGTTACCCTGGAGTCGCCTATTGACAAGCTCTCCAGGCGCCAGCTGTCGGAGCATCAAGACCTGCTCAGCGCCAAATTCGACGAGCTCACTTCCGGGACACCTGAGTATGAGCAGGCATCCAAGCGATGGGACCGAGCTGTGAAGCGTCTCATCGACATGGAAGACGGTAAGATTGCTGACGTACCTGACTACGTTGATGAGAAGCCACCGTCTCCCGAAGCTCCGACGTCACGCCCCGACGGCGGGCATGGAGGCGACCTCCTATCGCAGCTACAAGGGACGAAGTCTGCCCTGGACCAAGGTCAGGAGCTCGGCGCGATGGGCGGAATGCGACCGCGGGCACGCGGTCCCGACCCGGTCGAGGCCGAACTGGCTGCGCGCAACCCAACCGTAGCCAAGCTGCGCGCTGCGGTCGGGGAGCTGCGCGAGGCGCGCTCAGATCTCCAGGGGCTCCTGAACAGGACCGATCCGCGCGAGTACGCCGCCCGACTCCGCCGCGAAGGCCCTGGCTGGCGCGAGTCGGTACCGGCCGGCGAGGGTAACGCGCTCGGAGCGCGTGGCCGGCAGATCGAATGGCACGGCAGCGAACTCGAACGCAACAGCGCAGAGTTCCGCATCAACAACAAGGTGAAGCCAGAGGAGCGGGTGGCGGCTGGTCAGGCGGTAGATGAGATGATGTCCCGTCGCGCGATGACTCCTGATGAGCGGATCGCCGACGCGCTCAAACAGCGCCCTGATAACGTCGCCGCGGATATCGACGAGGCATCGCGCGTCATCGGCCGGTACGAGTCCGCACATGCCGGGCTGGCCGAGCTCGCGCAGGCGCTGGGGATCCAGGTCCCATCCGGCGCCGCCGCGCGCGCGGAGGGGTTCCGCGCGGCGCAGTCCCATGCGGAGCAGGCCACGCAGCAGGCCACCGCGCTCGGTGCCGACCAGCTCACCAAGGCATCCGGCCACGCAATGCTCGGCGGGGAAACCCCGGTTGCGCGCGCCGCCGCCGACAAGACGGTGAGGGATCCGACCATAGGGCGCCAGGTTCGCGAGGAGTTCGCCCGCGGAGACAAGACCGTGCGCGAGCCTGGACTTCGCGACGAGATCGGCGCCAAGCACGCGGCGAATCTGGCTGGCGCATCGACCGGTACCACATCGCGATCCGGTCACCTGGCGGACGCAGGGACCATCTACGAGGCCCTGCGGATGATGGGCGTCCCACTCCCAGATCCTCACGACATCCCGGTAATCGGCCCCTTGTTGAGCGTCTACCTACGAGCCCGAGTCATCGGAAAGACCTTCGGCCGGTTCGGCGGCCGGATCGCCGAGACCGCTGAGACGACCATCGCCAGAAAGGCGGCGGAGACCAAGCAACGGGTGTTCGCCGCCGTGGACGGCATCCTCCACGGTTCGAGCAAGGCTGCGACCGCAGCATCCCCCGCGGCGGGCGGCGCAGCGGCGATCCTGGCGCACCGGCTGTTCGATGGCTCGCACCCGGGTTCCATCGGCAAGGTCGACCGTGACACGAAAGATATCGCCGAGTTGTATCAGCGTCGCAGCGCCGAGCTCGCCGATGCCGCACAGCCAGGCGCGATCCGCCAGGCCGTGCAGGCGCGCATCCGCGCCGCTGACCCGACCATCGTCAACGCGATCGCCGACGGGTTCGAGCGCCAAGTCCAGTTCCTCCTCGACAAGATGCCCAAGCCGCTCGAGGCCCCCGGCATCCTCCCTGGGAGCACGGCGTACACGCCAAACCGTGGCGAGATGACGAAGTTCGCCCGCTACGTGCAGGCCGCGACGGATCCGGCAACCGTACTCGAACAGGTCGCCTCCGGAGGCGTGGTCACACCTCAGGCCGCAGAGGCGCTGAAGGTCGTCTACCCGTCGCTGTTCGCGGCGGCGCAGAAGCGCCTACTTGAGCAGGCTTCCGATGTCGATCACCCGGTCCCGTATGGGCGCCGGGAGCAAGCCAGCTTGCTGTTCGACGTCCCGCTCGATTCGACGATGACTCCATCCTACGCAGCCTGGGCCCAGCAGGGCTACGCTCCGCCGCAACCTCCTCCATCCGCCTCAGGCGCGACCCTGCGCGCACCGACCACGATCGCCAAGATGACTCAAGGAGCTCGCCCATGAACTACGCTCACCCCACCGGCCTGGAACTCCCCGCCTTTATTCTGACCTCCGGGACCAAGGTCGAGCCACGCATCGGCGACCCGGCACAGAAGGGCGTCACATTGGCGTCCGGCACGACCTACGTGTTTGCGCTCGGCGGTGAATCCGCTCCGCTCGAGAGCATCCACATCGTGTGGGATGCTGCGATCGTCGTGGTCCTCACCATCGAGGACAGCAACATGCCAAGCGGGCTCGGCGGTCCGGGCGGCGTCGCCGATGTGAGCAACTTCGACAGCGGCGCAGGGAACTGGATCCAGGAGAACCCGACCACGGCGTACGTCGCAATCTCGGCCGGCGCGACCGCGACCAACTTGACCGTGACCACCGCGGGAACCACCGCTGGCGGCGCGATGATCCACCTGGGAAACTTTGGCAGTCGCAGGAGTCGCCTCAAGGCGGTCGTCGGCGGCACCGGAGGCGTGATCCGAGTCATGCCACACGGGAAGGCATGATTGGCCCCCGAGTCGGCCCGGTCGCCGGGATGCGCGCCGGTAACGCAGTGGGCGTGTCGTCCGACCAGATCGCCGCGCCAGGCGGGTCTCTGGCGGCCGTAACGCGCGATGCCACGTCAGGGAAATACGTCCCGGCGTCGCTCAGCGAGTGGAACCAGGTCATGGCCGTCGCCGGGATCGGGAGTGGCGGTCCCGGCCTGCTCTGGCTCTGTCAGGACGCCAGCGGAAACCTGGCTGACTCCATCGACTCGCTGCCAGGAACGGTGTCTGGAACCCCCATCCTGTACCAGCAACCCATCACCGGATGGTCGAGGCTTGGGGTCACGGGCGCGGATGCCGGGACAGCCATCGCTGACAGTTCATCTGCGAGTCTACCTGACCCGGCGACTGCAGCCACGTTGATCATCAGCTACGCGATCATCGTCACCGCCCCAGTTGCGATCCGCAACATCGACGTCATGGGGACCGCGAACATAGGCACCACACGCGTCAGCACAACACCGCGATTCCAGGCAGTAAGCGGCGGATCGGTGGTGACCGGAACCTTGGACCCCACCGGTGCGGTCCGACCGTTCGTGTATATCGACGACCCGATTGCTGCACGATGCGCGGCGTACACAGACCAGGAAAAACTCGTACCAACTCGTGCGGCCACGACCGGGAAGAGGTCGAGGTTCAATTTCGGATTCGTCGGGTCGCTGCTCTACCGTACCCAGTTCAATGGAGCGGCGGCCCAGCTGACCGACGCGCAAATCAAGACCCTCCTGCAAACTCTCGGCTGGACTATCCCATGGACCTGATAGGATCCGCACATGTCAGTTGACGTACACGATTTCGGAGCGGTCGGTGACGGAGTTACCGATGATCGTCTCGCCTTCCAGTCCGCCCTCACCGCGGGCGCCGGTGGCATCGTATGGGTTCCGTCCGGAACCTATGCCCTTGCCCAGGGCGCCGGGGCATTTTGCTTGAGCATCCCGGCCAACACGCAGCTGGTCGGACACGGCGCCGTGGGTGCGTCCGTTCTCCTGCAGGCTCCGGGGATCGGAGCCAACGTGCGCACGCTGCAGGCTTCCGCGCCGGGGATCGTCATCGCCAATCTCACATTGGACGGAAACACCCAGAATCAGACGCCAGACGAGCACCGGGCCGGGGTGTTCGCGCTGGGAGCGGTGGGCATCGAAATCCGCGACGTCGTAGCGCGCAACTTCACCGGCGACGGCCTGTACATCAGCATCGGCTCCCACAACGCCCAGATCTTGCGCTGCACGGCCACCGCCAACCTCCGCAACGGGCTGACCTTCGGGGGCGGCACCACGGGCGGTAGGGTGAGCGCATGCCGCCTGTTCGGGAATGCGGTCCAGCAGCTCGACACCGAGCCCGGACCGGGGTTCCGCGTCGATGGAGTCGAAGTCGCGGAGTGTACCATCGGAACTGGCCAGGGGGACTACGCGATGACCGTGGCCGGTAGCGGATCCGGCTGGCGCTCAACCGGTTGGGACATCCACCACAACGAGTTCGATGGGTCACTTGAGATGGTCTGGTGCGACAACATCTCGGTCCACCATAACAAGAGCATCAACAGCACCAACAAGCCGACGATCCAGGTCTACCGGACGTGCAATAGGATTGACATCCGCCACAACGATTTGGCGCTCTCTCCCATCCCAGGGGGAGCCACGCCAGCTGATTCCGTGGTAGCGATCATCGGGACCGGGGCCGGCCAGCAACCTGACTGGGTCGTCGTGGAGTGCAACCGCATCACGTCGGGAGTAGGCCCAGCGCATGGAGTCCATGCAACGTGCGTCGGCACCATCATGGTGGTCGACAACTTGATCATCGGAGCGGCCGTCGAGGACCTCTACGCCTCGGGCGTCTACGCGCGCACGACCGTCGACGGAGCGCCATTCGGGTCGGTGGTCGTTCACCGCAACCGGATCCGGAACTGGGGAGCATTCGGCGTCTCGCTCTCCGGAAATGGTCCGGCGATCATGCGCATGGCCAGCGTGCTCGACAACGTGTTCTACGACGACAGCTCGACGCCTACGATGCTCATCGCGATGTCGCTCCCGGTCGCCCGAGATCTCCGAGTCGGAGGTAACACGCTGCTCGGTGGCTGCCTCGAAGAGCAGAACCTTCCGTTCGCTGGCGCCACCCTTACCAATCTGCCGGTAAACCGCTGGACGACGGTGTAGATATGGACGACGGCAAGCTCGTGTCTGCGCTGGGAAGCGCCCTGGGGACGGGCACCGGGCTCGCTGTCACCATGCTCATCCTATGGCGCGTCATTTCGCGGATCGCCGAGCGATGGATCGCCGCACTCGATCGCATCGCCGCCTCGGTCGACGGAGTAAAAGAAGCGGTGATCCGCCTCGACGCCAAGGTAGACGCCGCGCTCGAGTGGCGCGAGCGAACGCCGGTAGAAGACCTTCACATCCCACAACGCAGGGATCCGATTTCGGAACGGCGCAGACTTCGCACGGTGCCCTCTGGGCACAGATCTTCAAAACCAGGAGCAACCGATGAATGAAACGAAACCAGGCTGGCAAACTACGGAATTCTGGCTCGCTCTCGCGGCCAAGTTACTCGGCACCCTCCTCGCCACCGGAGTGATCGGCGATGGGACCGTGGCCATGCGCATTGCGGGCGTCGCGTCGGCGGTGCTAACATCGCTCGGGTACAGCGTGAGCCGCGCGATCGTGAAGGCGGCCGGCAT